ACTATTGCTAAGTTTACCCTGTCTACAGCAGGTGCTATGCCTACTTTAACCAGCGCTATTACTGCTGCAGAGTTACCAGTAGGTGAAATTGTCTACGATATTTACTATTACCTAGGCTACTTGGCTATTGGTACTAGCAAGGGTATTCGTATAGCTGTGGTATCAGATGATGGATCTATTAACTATGGTCCTTTGATTACCAATACAACTCATCCTTGCTATGACTTTGCTGCAAGGGATTCATACCTTTGGTGTGCAACCAGCGTAGAGAATAACCCAGGAGTTATCAGAATTAATCTTGGTACTAGATTAGGTACCGATCTAAACTTTGCATACTGTAATGATCTATACGCTCCAAGTGTTACTGGCTTTGAGACTACCACTTGTGCATTTATGGGTGATACTAACCAACTAGCTTTTGTTACTGCTAATAATGGCACAACAGATGGTGCTATCTATGTAGAAAACCTTGATGAGAAAGTATCAGAGGGATACCTACAAACAGGCTTTATCCGCTATAACACCTTAGAGCTTAAGGTATACAAACTATTACAGGCTAGAATTGACAACTCTACTGGTGGATTAAATATAGATACAGTTACCTTTGATGGTAGTGAGTATCGTATTGGTACCTTTGCAGAGCAAGGTAGCGTACCTGAGGTAACAGTTTCCTATCCAACAGGTGGTCAAGAGTATCTAGGATTTAAGTTTACTCTTACTAGATCTACTAATGACACATCAGAGGGTCCAGTATTTAATGGTTACAATCTTAAAGCATTACCTGCAGTACCTCGTCAGCGTTTGATTCAGTATCCACTATTTTGTTATGACCACGAGGCAGATAAGTTTGGTGTTGAAGAGGGATACGAAGGATCTGCATATGATCGTATGAGCCAACTAGAGGCTATAGAAAATGCAGGAGATACAGTCAGAGTTCAAGACTTCAGAACAGGTGAGTCATATGTTGGCCTTATTGAAGAACTTGATTTTATAAACAAGACCCCATCAGGACCTAGATTTTCTGGTTATGGTGGATTGTTAATCGTAACCGTCAGATCTATTTCATAGGAGCCATAATGACCCCTTCAGACTGGGCTGCCTTAGCAGTCTCTGTAACTACCCTTGTAGGTGTACTAGCAATGGGTGTAAGACACCTTGTAAAGCATTACCTATCAGAGCTTCGCCCGAACGGGGGATCAAGTTTAAAGGATGCCGTCAGCAGATTAGAAAGACAAGTGGAGGAAATCTACAGTATACTGATCAATAAAAAATAAGGGGGCAAGGATGGATGTAGTAGTTTACACATTACCAGAGTGTGTGCAGTGTGATATGACCAAGAAGTATTTAGATAGACACAGTGTGGAATATTCAACGGTAGATATGAGTCAAGATACAGAAGCCTCCGATAGGATCGGTAAACTAGGTTATAAGCAAGCACCTGTTGTTACCTATGGCACCTTTCATTGGTCAGGATTTAGACCAGATAAGATTAAAGCATTACACCTATTACTAAATAAGCACGGGATGGCATAGATGAATAAGGAACCTGATAATGAAACTTGTTGTAAAGAGAGCGACACCTGCTGCAATAGCAGTGCTAAGACAAGCGACAGCTCTTTGGCCCAAGCGCAAGAAAGCCTCAGACGGACTCTTGCCTTCATCGGCACACATTAAACAAAGTCCTAACTCAGATCACAATACAGGACTAGCAGTAGATTTAACCCACGACCCAGACAATGGTGTTGACTGTAAGGATATCTATCAAAGATTACAGGCAGATCGTAGAGTTAAGTATCTAATATTTAAAGGTAAAATTTGGAATCAAGTAGATGGTGAAAGAGTTTATAAGGGAAGTAACTTACATAACAAACACCTGCATATATCTATAAAGGATCAATATGCCAAAGATGATTCCAACTGGTTTAGTTGGATGGGTGAGGTGCCTAAGAAGTTCACACTTCCAAAGCCTTTACCTAAAAAGAAACAGGAGAAATAATGAAAGACCTAATCGCTAGATTAAAAAGCAAAAAGACTAAGGCTGCTGTTAAGTCTTATCTTAGAGCAGTACTTGCTTCAGCAGTAACTATGGGTCTAGCACTAGCTGCAGACCTAGCACCAGAGTATGCGATCCTAATCGGATCTATCGCAGGACCACTAGCAAAGTGGGCTGATAAGACTGAACGAGAGTACGGTCTAAGTTCTAAATAGTTTTAATACCGCGAGGCAATACAGGCCCCCTCTTCGGAGGGGGTTCTTTTTTTATGCCCTTTTTAGCTGCACCACAAGGCGAGTTGCGCCTGTTTCAGGCGCAGGTAGGGATAATGTATGGGTAGTTAAACAAAACGGCTCAACTCGTTAAATGTAAGTAAGTTCTAGTTACTCTGGCTTATCTAATGGTGTTGGAACTAAGACTAAGTTACCGCAGTTAGAACATTCACCGTCAAGGTGGTACCAGGACAGTTCATAATCGTAGAAGGATGCCATAATTGTAAAGGTCATAGAGCCACAAGGACAGGCGTGAAGAGGACCGAGATCTCTTAGATCAGTACCGAATTTTGGTGGGAGTTTTTCCCTATTTTTTGACAGCCTTGGTAGACGGAACATAGAGTACCCTTGCTTATGCAACCCGCAAGGGTTGCCGCTTTACTCGCCTACGGCTCGTATTATACACATTCCGAACCCACTAGAGATGTTATTACGCGGCGTGTCGCTAATATCTTAAATCCCACTAAATTAATTTCTTGGTGGTATTATTATCCACAAGAGATAGGAGTTAAGTTGACAACTGTTGTTGGCGTTCAAGGTAGAGACTTCTGCATATTAGCTGCAGACTCACAGATCACTGAAGATAATCTTAGAACTATATCTTTAAAGACTCCGAAGATAATTGAGAAGGGTCAGTATCTACTAGCAATTACTGGTGATACAAGACCAGGAGATATCCTTACTTACAATTGGAATCCACCAACTTATAAAGTTAGTTATGATCCAGTACAGTTTATGGGTAAGAGGATTATTCCATCTATCATTAAGACTTTCACTGATAATGGCTATGCTTGGAATGATAATGAGAAAGACAAAGATGCTGGCTTTGATTATCTAATAGCATTTAATGGAGTTATATTTCATATAGCATCTGATATGTCCTTTATACAATCTGAAGCAAACTACTATGGCATAGGTTCAGGTGGTCAGTTTGCTCTTGGGTATATGTATCACAAGCAAAGCGATAAGTTTCTAGTAAGAGATGAGGCAGCAGAACTTGCACAGAAAGCTGTTGAGGTGGCATCATTACTAGATATTAATACCTGTCCACCAATACAGATAGCGGTGCAGAAAAGGAAGGTAAAATAATGTTAGATATATATTGGCAATTACAGTGGTATCTACTAGACTTAGAAATGTATAAGTTTATTCTAGAACATTTTATTAAGTGGGGATTATGAGCGATCCAAAACAATTATTGATTGATGTTCTACGAGCTAAAGATGCTGGTAGATCTAGATCTAAACAAACACAGGTAGGTCCATCAGAGTTAGGTGGCTGTCGGCGTAAGGTTTGGTATCGTCTTAACGATCAACCTGAAACTAATGAGAATGAATTAAAGTTAGCAGCGATTATGGGTACTGCTATCCACGCTAGTATTGAAGATGCAATTAGAACAGTTGACCCAAAGGGTGAGAAGTATTGGGTTGAAACTGATGTAGAGTATTCTGGAATGAAAGCTCATATAGATCTTTTTATTCCAGAGACTGGCGATGTTATTGATTGGAAGACAGTTAAGAAACAAAACCTTTCTTACTTTCCATCCAGTCAACAACGTTGGCAGGTACAAGTTTATGGCTACTTACTTGACAAGTCTGGGAAGGGGAAGCCTAGAACTGTTAATCTAGTAGCCATAGCTAGAGATGGAGACGAGAGGGATGTCGTTGTCCACTCAGAACCATATGATCCAAGCATTGCTGAAGAGGCTCTTAATTGGTTAAGCGCAATTAAGGAATCTACAGAGGCACCTGATCCTGAGCGAGATCAAAATTACTGTAAGTCCTATTGCAAGTACTTTGATGCAACAGGAGAGGTTGGATGTAGTGGTTTAAAAAAAGAACATATCAAGGCTGAGCTACCTGTTATTGAAGATAGCAGTGTTGATCACTCGGCCTTGATGTACTTACAACTTGATCAACAGATAAAAGAATTAAGTGAGAAGCGGGATTCATTACGAACCGCATTTGAAGGTTTGACTGGAGAGACTGCTAGTGGTGTGCAGATTACCTGGACTACTGTTAGTGGTAGATCTTCAGTTGATACAGCCGAAGTAGAAAAACTACTAGGCTTTATACCAAAGGTGGAAGGACAACCTTTCGCTAGATTAAATATAAAAACTGGAGGAAAATAAATGGCTGCACCTGAGTCAACTAAATTCCAAATCAACTACAAGTTAGCTGATGGAACATTAGTAAATCTATACGCAGTAAATCAGGCTGAGTTAGAGGCATCTCTAACATCTATCTCTGATCTATCATCATTAATTACTACAACTGGTACCACTCTTGGTGCTACTGCACAACCATCTAACGGTAGTGGAGCAGTTGCATATGCTAAGAAAGCATTAGGCGCTACAACTATGTTAACACCAGCAGGTGATGCTCCTGATTGTAAGCACGGTACTATGTCCTTTAGATCAGGACAAGGTACCAAAGGTCCTTGGAAGGGTTGGATGTGCGCTGCACCTAAAGGTGCAACTGATAAGTGCGATACAGTCTGGATTAGATAACAAATGCGGGGGCCTCGTCAATTTGAGAACCCCTCTTGTGCTCAGATCTCATTAGATCTTTTCTTTCCCGAACGAGGAGAAGAACTGTATGTAATAAGGCAGATTAAAAAAGTCTGCGGACTATGTCCCCACCAACAAGAATGTGCAGAGTGGGGCATACAAAATGAACGATACGGAATATGGGGCGGTCTGTCTGATACAGAACGCAGAGTAATTCGTAAACAAAGAAACATTATCCTAAGAGAAGAAGACGTTGCTTAACTTACAAAGAGCTTGGAAGAGTACAACAACAAAGGCTACCCCTTTGCCTGATGTCTGGAAAGATCTTGAAAACAAACAGATCAGGTTTAGGAGAGGTCAAGTCTGTATGGTTGCTGCTGCTCCAAATGCTGGTAAGTCTATGTTTGCTTTGATCTATGCGATCAGGGCTAATAGACCAACGCTCTTCTTCTCTGCAGATACTGATATTGCAACTGTAATGATGAGAACTGCTGCACATATTTCAGGTCATAATCAAACTTTAGTAGAGCAAAACCTTAATAAGAACTCTAAGTATTATGACTCTAAGTTTGAGGGTGT